TGCGGCTAAAACAGAACCAACTGCTGACGAAAAGACTGCCGCTATGGTCACTGCCGGTGTGACCGCTGGACTTAAAACGGCGTTACCCGAATTGATCAAGGCGAGTTACGATCAAATCTCCAGCGGCGGATCGATTCAGCGTCAAGCTCCGGCCCCGGTCCGCACCGAGGCGACCATCGCCGACGTGAGCGAGGAAGACATCCTCAACGCGATTGAATCGAACGATAAGCCGCTCGCCGCGCGCCTCATGCGCCAGCAACGGCAGGCGAGCGAGCAGAGGCAGGCCCGCGTCATTGCGGGTATCACGGCGGCTGGCGGTGCCGCGTTCGGCTCGGTCTCGCGTATGGCCGCCGACCGCCTTCCTTACTACCACGGCAAATACAAAAAGCTGATCGACGAGCGTGTCGCGCAATTCCAGGAGAACAACCCCGGCGTGATGATTACGCCGGAGCATTACGAATGGGCGCACAATTTCGTCGTTGGAGAGCATAACGCGGAGATCATTGCCCAAGACCGCGAAGAAGTGATCCGCAAGTCGCGCGAGCCAGACCCGGCGCTTATCCCGGATGGCGGACGCCGCTACGTGGACGATACCCCGAAAGAGCCGACATCGCTTAACGAACTGCTCGCCGGCGATTGGAAAGGCGAATTCCACAGGAAGCAGCGCGCAGTCGGCGGACGCAGCGATGAGGAAGAATTGAAGAAGATGGGGTTCGCCGGCGGTTTCAAAGAAGTCGTAGCTACACGCAAAGCGATGGACGCTTTGGCTGAGGAAACCGTTGACAGTTTCGGCCTCGACAGGGATTGGGTTGACGACAAGGGCCGGAGCGGCCCGCGCGCTGACAAAACCAAAGGAGCGTGGGTCTGATGCCGCTTAGCGAAGACCAGAAAAAGGCAATGCGTGAAGGCCGTCAAAAGGCCGCGCTCGCGCGCAGAGAGGCAAAAGCCTTAAATCCCTCCGATTTGCCCGCTGGCGTGGACCGCCGGGAAGCCGTCGCTATCGTCAAGGACGCGCTGCAAGAAAAGATCGAGAAGCGGCAAGAACGCGACGGTATCGCGCCGCTCGACGCCGCCAAGATGGCGCAGCGGGATAACGAAATTCTGAGCCATCTGGACCATGCCGGGAATATCCCGCTTAAGAATCAGGAACCCGGCAAACGCTATGTGTTTTTGACCGTCGCTGATGGCTACGAGGAAGACGCCAAGGCGAATATCGCAATGATGCACGCGAATGCGGAGACGCACGGCTTTCATCCGGTTCAGGGCGATTCGCCCGTCGCGCGCGATTTAATCGGCGCTGGCCGGTGCTCCGGCACGACGTTGCGCGGAGTTGGCGATACGGTACTTTACGAGCAGCGCGAAGAAGACGCACGGAAGATGGAAGCTGGCATACAGCGCAAACTCGACATTCAAGGGGCGGTTGAGGAAAACTCAGTCATTTACGCGCGCGACCGTCTTGCCGGCGAACGTCTCCCGAACACCATGCGCGGCACTTCTGGCGACTATTCGTATTCTGAATTGGTGCAGCGCATGGCCGGTCCCGCTGGGCATGGCCGCACAAATTTCACCGAAGGCGACTTGCGCCGTGGCTCGCTGCGTGGACCGGACGGCCAGGTCATGCAACCCGGATATGAACAAGGGAGATTGCGCTAATGGCGGCAAATATTCAGCCGATCCAACCCGACGTGGGCCTTGGAAGCTGGCAGGACGGTTTCATTCAGCACGGCCTCGAAGGCGGGAGCACCCAGACTTGGAAGGTTGGTGCGCCGCTGGTCCTATCCAGCGGATACCTAATCGAAGCCACAACTTCAACCTCGGCAAAAAGCGGCATCATCGGTATCGCGCTGGCCCCAGCAACCGGGGTACAGGGTTCCGACGTGTTGTATGTGCCGCTTTCTCCCGATGGTCTGTCCTTCCAGGGCACCATCGACGGCACATTGATATCGACCAACGCTCCGGGCACGGGCGCCTTATCGCAGGCGGCTATGTATACCGGCGGTACGCTCCAAAAGGATGCGGCCTCTGGCCGCTGGTTTCTCAACAGTACGGCGGCGGGTGATTTTATCTTTACCGCCGCCCTCGACCCCGTGGGAACAGTCAACGGCCGCGTGCGAATTCAATTCCTGCACGCGATCGGCCTGGTCGCTTAGGAGATAATCAATGCCGGCCGTAACTACTGCTTTCGGCGACTTACTTGGAACCAAGTTCCAGACCTACGTTGTCAATTACGGGAAAGAAAATCCGCGCCTGTGGTCTCGTTGGGGCAAGAGCGTGGACATGGAGACCACTCCGTATCTCTCGGCGAAGATTTCCGGGATAGGCAAGCAATATCCAAAACCGGAAGGCCAGCAATTCGTGCCCGATCTGCCGATCCCCGGCCCCAGCTTTTCAATCACGGCGACCGCCTACGGGCAGATGTTTTCGACAACCTGGGAAATGACGCGGGACGACAAATATGGCGTAATTGGCGAAATGTATACCGACATGGCCCGTTCCAATCGAGACCGGCAGGAAGTGCAGTTTTTCGCCGCATGGCCGAACAACGCTTTTTCGGTGGCTACGGGATACGACGGCCTTTCGCTTTACCACACCGCGCATCCCGATCTCGATGGCACCACACAGGCGAATCGGCCGACGGTCGAGGTGACGCTCTCACGGACCGCCATACAGGCGGGTCAGGTCAATTTCGACCTGCTCAATAACGAGCGTTCGCGCCCGGTCGGAATGGCGTCCACGCGCGTGATGATTCATCCGAAAAACCGCTACCTTGCCCGGAGAATCTTCGGATCGAACGGCCAGAGCGGAACGGCCAACAACGACACCAACGATATTCTCGAAGACGATCTGAGTTACGGTGTTGTTCGCTACATGGTGCGCACGGAAGACTGGACGCTCTCGGCGCCGATGGCGGAGTCCGATCTTCAATTCATGTGGCGCGACCGGCCTTTCACCCGCTCATTCGACGATCCTTTCATCATGGCCGTGGATCAGACCATCTACCAGCGTTTCGCGGTCCGAGTCGGCGACTGGCGCTGGACTTACGGCTCCTCGGTGGGGTTCTAAGGAGCAGTCATGGGCGACCTGACAAATTTTCCGAATGGCTTGACGAGTTTCGGCGTTCCCTTGGTTGGCTCCCTCGGCATACAAATCCCCAGCCGCGCGGGTAGCGATCTGGGGGCTCCCGTCTTGTTTGTCGATGCGACTTATGGATCGAATGGCAATTCCGGTCTTACCCCAGGCGATCCGTTAGCGACAATCACCCGCGCGCTGGCCTTGGCGAAGGCGGGCAGCGTCATTTTTGTCTTTTCCGGGAGCTACGTCGAGAATATCGTCGTAACCCTCGATTATGTGCAGATAATCGGCGTGCAGGTCGCGGGTTATGCGCGTCCCGATGTGGTGCCAGTTACCGGGGTGGCCTTGCGAGTTACGACAGGCCACGGATTCACGGCATCGCACATGCGCTTTGCCTCGAATGACAACTCGGATTCGGTGATTCAAAACACCAGCGGCTTTCTGTATGACGATTGCGTATTCGATGGCAACGGATCTCAGTCGAGCAAAGCGAATCTCCGTCTCGTTGGCGGGCCGGCCGGCACGGCCTCCGAAGGCAAGGTGCTGAACTCCTATATTCGTGGCGGCGGTTCGTCGGGCATCATCATGCAGCATCGGCTGGCTGTGGATGGCGGCGAGGGCACTACCGATAACGAGATTGCCGGCTGCCGTTTTGTCGACAATGTGGTCAGCGATCTTCTCAGCGCGGTTAACACGAATGGCGGCGGGACGGGCATCTATATCAATTTGTCCGTTCACGATAATCAGTTCATGACCTCGGGCGCCTCGTACAAGTACATCGATTTTCACGCTGGCGCGGCGGGCGATCTAACCTCGAATAGCGCCTTAATCGCCCATAACTATTTCGCGGACGAGGCTCTGACCGGCGGCTCGGGCAATCAAATCGATCTTGCCGGACAGGCCAAGGTTCATTTCGCGGCCAATTACGACGACATCGCGGTGGTGAACGGCACCACGTTCAATAATTAGGCCGGTTAAGTGGCTAAATCAAAACCAAAAACCAAGGCCGGGAAGAAGGCCAAAGTCGCGAAGGTGATGGGCGAGTTCAAGCGCGGCAAGCTCAAGTCCGGCTCGAAGGAAGGCCCCGACGTGAGGACCTACAAGCAAGCCGTTGCCATTGCGTTATCGGAAGCGGGTAAGGCCCGCAAGAAAAAGAAGGGCGGCATCACGGGCCGGGTGGGCAGGGCCCTGTCGTAGCAGAGATTCCAAGGTCGTGAGGGATAACCGTAAAGGACCGATGGGCACGGATCAGGCGTACAAGCTGAACATACCGCTCATCAAGGGAAACACCGTGAAGAAGAAAGCAGTCAAGAAGCCGAGCAAAAAGAAGAAGTAGGGTAATGTGGCTGTCGCAGTCAGAGATGTCGCGCGCCAAGTCGTCGCCAACCTGGGCCTCGATTCAGGCTATGAACTCGCCTCCCAGTGGGTAGGGCAAAGATATGCCGAACTATGCTCTCGGGCTAAGTTTCGCCATCTCCGCCAATACGGACAGATTTATCTCCCCGCGCCGATCAACACCGGCACCGTTACAGTCAATCTCGACTCCCCGGTAATCACGCTCGACGCGACCGCGTTAGCCGCCTGCCAAGCCAACAAGTGGTTTCACTGGCCCGATGGATTTACGGGCCTGTTCTTTCGTCCGCAGATCGGGCTTAGCTGGTACAGAATCGCATACGCCGAAGCGAACGGAACGATCGTCCTGGAGACGCCGTTCGCGCAGGATAACGGCTTTCTGTTCAATCAGAGCAATCCGCCGCTGCTCGTACAGACGCTCGTTCCCTTCTACATTCTGCCCCGGTACGTCGAGTTGGACCCACAGGCGCGCCAGCTTGGCGTATTCGTCTGCGACTTCATGTACCGCCCGCTCGAATTGGTGAGTGAGGACGAACTGAACCGCAAGGCACCGAGCCGTTTTTTGGTCTGGGCGTATCCGCAATATGTGGCCGAGTTGAACAGCAACCTGAACGCTACCGGGGCGCCCAAGCAGGTCGAGATTTATCCGTGGCCGACACAGAGCGTGACGATGCACTACACGTTTTGGGCGACGCCGCGGATACTCGGGATCGAGGACTACCTGCCGCCGACGATAGACCCGGACATCGTGCGGACGGGCGCGATGATCGATGCGGCCAATAACATGGCGGGCAAGGCCGCGCGGATGGGGAATCTTGACCAAGCGGCCTATTACCGCAACGTGGCGAATCAGGAAGAGACCAAATTCAACGGCAAGGTCAACCGCGCGGTGCGCAACGACATGGGCGCCGAGGATTTGGCGTTTACGCTAAAGCGGTCGGGATGGCATCCGCCGCTGGATTGGGATCCTGTGGTCGATGCGTGGACCAATTTTCTTGCGCGCGGATTTTAGATGCGACGACTTATCCCCATCTTATTCGCCCTGTTGATTGGCTGTGCGCCGGTCAACCAGCGCACGCCCTATGGCACCGGCACCGATGACTCGAACACGGTCAACTCGCTCTCGAATCTCAATCCGGCGCTGGGCACCTACGGCGGATCGTCTTACGCGAGCCAGCTTTACAATTCACTCTCGAAGGAAGAACCGAATCGCTGGTCCGAGCAGGGTACGCCCTTTCAGAATTGGGTCTCCACGGTCGCCAGCGCCTCGTCCTGCCTCGGAG